TAACAGCGATTACACCTATTAGATCAGTCAAACATACACTAGCTGAACTAGATAAAACTAGAATGGCTCTAGAAGAAGCTCATCTTAAGATGAGAAAAAAAGATATTGAGCTTAGAGAAAAAGAACATAAACTTAAAACTGACCTAGATTTAACTTCGTTTGAAAAAGAATTACTGGAAACAGAGGTCCTTGAAATACAGGTCAACATGAATAATATCCAAAACTCTATATCAGGTGCTATTAGGAAGATGAATTTCTTTACTAATCAGTATAAGAGTATCTTGAAGAAACTTGGTAAAGATGATATTACTGAGGAAGAGTATGAAAAAGAGGAGTCACATTATCATGTTATGACTTGTCTTAAACAGGCTCTAAACGCTGCACGTGCTCGAGGTGGAGTTATAGATGAAGGAAACTTGATTTATCTCTTCGATATGGGTATAAACAGTGCACAGGCACAAGCTGAAATTTATGCTTATTTGGAAATGGAAAATAAGTTAATGAAAGAAGGTAAAGCGCCTACCCATGAAATGACTATGCAATGGTTAGAAGCATGCGCAGAAAAATTTTCAGGTGATGCAGAAAAATTTGCAGAACGAAGAGGATTTAAACTGTACGATGAAGAGTCGCTTAACACTAAACTTTTAGATAACAAGGAGAAAACAAATGGCAAATAAAATTGTTAAATATCAACTAGACAATGGTACGATCCCAACTTGGATTGGAGATGGTGGTTACTATCCTGACCCAACTGAGATTATGATCGGTGCAACTGTAGATGGTTCAACTGAAGAAGGACTAGGTGTACTTGCAAGTCAAGCAGATGTAGAAACGTATTTAGATACGTACACATCAACTTGGACTCAAGATGATCCTAGTTCTGATGATCCAAATGCAACTGTACCTTTTGATCAAGCACAAGCTGCTAGTTATATTTGGTCCAAGAAAATAGATTAGGTAGTTAAATGGCTAACTACCCTCAACTCGATAACTCTTCGGGAGTTTGGAACTTGCGTGATGTATATGGCGCGGTAATGGGTGGGTATTGGCCAAATGCAAATTCAAGAGCATTGTTTATGGGTGGTAATGGTAATATAACCGAGTCTATTACTATTGCTTCAACAGGTAATGCAAGTTTTTTTGGAGACACTGGAGCACTGACTGATGCTCAAGATGCTTCTGGATATGGAAACCAAACAAGAGCAGTATTTAATGGAAATACACCCTTAGCTACACAAGTTTACTATACAATATCTACTTTAGGTAATGCTGCAAACTTTGGAGATTTATCTGTAGCCAGAAGACTTACCAGTGGTGCCAGCAATGAAACTAGAGGTATAACTGCTGGGGGTTATAAATCATCTGGTACAACTTATTATAATACAATTGACTACAATACTATTATGTCAACAGGTGCAGCAACAGATTTTGGAGATTTAACAGTAGCTCGATATGGATCTAATGGCGGAACTTCTTCTCCAACACGAGCTCTTTTTGCTGGAGGTTATACTGGAAGTAATTCAAATGTAATAGATTTTGTAGAAATATCTACAACAGGAAATGCAGTAGATTTTGGAGATGTGTCTTCAGCTAAATATGGATATCAAGGATGTTCATCTAGCACAAGAGCTGTTTTTAGTGGAGGAGAAATTGCAAGTTTACAATTTGTAACTATTGCCTCTCAAGGAAATACAATAGATTATGGAGATTTATCTAATGCTTTAGCTAACGCTGGATCTACAAGTAATTCAGTAAGAGGTATTGTTGGAGGAGGACAAACTCCAAGTCCCGCTCTTCTTAATACAATTGAATTTTTTAATATTACTACTGGTGGAAATGCTACTGACTTTGGTGATCTATCACAAGTAAAACAAGAATGCACAGCGACTTCACAATCGCACGGCGGACTAAACGACGGGTATCAAGGAACACGACCTACAGTATTTAATGAAGCTGGTGGGGATAGAGGTATTATAGCAGGAGGACAAACTCCAAGTAAAACAAATGAAATAGGTTTTATTACAATATCCTCTACAGGTAATGAAAATGAATTTGGAGATTTAACACAATCTCGAGGAGGTTTGGGTGGTATAGGTGGTAAGACTAGAGCAATATTTGGTGGTGGAAATGCAGCGCCAGTGGTTACAGCATCAGCTGTAATTGATTATGTAGAATTTTCTACAAAAGGTAATGCCGCAGATTTTGGTGATTTAACATCTGGTAGATTTACTTCAGGTGCTAACAATAATACTAGAGGTTTGTTTATGGGAGGTGCAACACCAACAAGAGGAAATATTATAGATTATATTACTATTGCATCTTTAGGTAATGCTGCAGATTTTGGTGACACAACTATTTCAGTTTCACAAGGTGGAGCGACAGCATCTAATACAAGAGCGGTAAGAGGTGGAGGCTCTACTCCATCTTATACAGATGTTTTAGATTATGTAACAATTTCAACAACAGGTAATGCGACAGATTTTGGAAATTTATTAGCAACTGTAAATGAAATTGCAGCAGTTGGTTCTGATACTAGAGGTGTATGGTCTGGTGGTGAAGATTCAGCTCCTGCTTATATTAATGTAATGCAATATATTACAATTGCATCAACAGGTAATGCAACAGATTTTGGTGATTTACTTGCAGGGAGCCAAGGACAAGGTAGAGGTAATATGTCTAATACAATAAGAGGTGTTTTTGCAGGGGGTTCTGATCCTAGTACATCTAATGTAATGCAGTATATTACTATTGCATCTACAGGTAATGCTTTAGATTATGGAGATTTAATAACAGCAAGACTAACACCTGCAACAGTAGGAAATGGACAAGGAGGATTAGTAGGTGGCTAGATCAACAACATTCAAATATACTGTAACAGTAGTTAATCCTGGTTCAGGAAACAAATACTATTTAGATGGTATACTTATACCTTACATAACTTTATTTCCAGGATGCACATACGAATTTAATCAAGATGATGGCACAAATAGTGGACACCCATTAAGATTTGCAACACAGGTCGATGCAGCAAACTCATCAGAATATACAACAGGTGTTACGACATCTGGTACACCAGGTTCAGCAACTGCTTGGACTAAAATAGAAGTTACATCTTCTACACCTTTTGTTTTATATTTTTATTGTACGAATCATTCGGGTATGGGTGGAGAAATTAACATACCACCTAATATGACTATACCAGGTGATAGAGCATTACAGGCAGGTGGAGAATCACCATCAACTTCAAACATAGATTACCTAACAATATCTACAACAGGTAATGCAACAAAATTTGGTGATTTAATTGTTGCATCTTTTGATGGAATAAATTGTGTTGGAGGAACAACAAGAGCTTTTTTTGGAGGAGGCGCACAGCCTTCAGGTTGGTCAGATAGAGTAATGGTTGTAAACTTTGCATCTAAAGGTAATTGTTCTGATTTTAATAATTTAACAGAAGCTCGAAGAGATGTTACTGCAACTGGTAACAGCATTAAAGGAATTTTTGCAGGCGGTTCAAATCCAAGTAATGCTGTAGTTAATACAATACAACAATTTATACAATCCTCACTTGGTGATTGTATAGATTTTGGTGATCTAACAACAACAATAAAAAAATCTGGTCCCTCACAATCACCTACACGAGGGCTTATTGGAGGAGGGGAAACACCCTCTACTACAGCTGTAATAGATTATATAACTTTTACTACACAAGGTAATGCTTTAGACTTTGGGGATCTTACAGCTGCTACAGAATATTTAAGTGGAAATTCAAACAGCACAAGAGGTATATTTGGAGGTGGATATGCAGGTGGCATAACTAATACGATAAGTTATGTTACAATTGCTTCAACTAGTAATTCAACAGACTTTGGAGATTTAACACAGGCGAGACAAGCTTTAAACGGAGCATCTAATACTACTAGATGTGTTTTTATGGGAGGACAAGCTCCTTCTCCTGCAAACACTATAGACTATGTAACAATTGCATCGACAAGTAATGCTACAGATTTTGGAGATTTAACTTATACAACTACTGCAGGTGGTGGCGGAAATTCTAACGGTCATGGAGGTTTAGCATAATGTCTAATTCAGGAAAAATTTGGGATATACGAGAAGCTTATAAACAGATAAGAAATAATACTTGGTCTAGAGGAGCAGGTAGAGCTTTTGGTATTGGTGGAACTACACCTAGTGCAACAAATATTATTGATGTTGTGACTTTATCAACAACAGGTAATGCTACAGACTACGGTGATTTAGAAGTTAATGCTGTCTCTACTCCAGGATGTGCTTCTAGTACTACAAGAGGTGTTTGTATGGGGGGTGAAAACGGTGTATCTTACACAAATAAAATACAATATTTTAATTTTTCATCAACAGGTAATGCTGCTGATTTTGGAGATATGACAATAACTGGAGGTCTTGGAGCATCACATTCTAATAACACAAGAGGTTTAGCTGGTGGGTTTTATACTCCTGCAGTTTCAAATCCTTATATATCTCCAAAAATAGATGTTATAACAATAGCTTCATTAGGTAACGCTGAAGATTTTGGAGATTTAGGAGCATCAGTAATAGGTAGTGCTGGTTATGGTAATAACACAAAAGCTTTTTTTGCAGGAGGTTCAACTAATGGTTCTTGGGGCGCTTATACTAATCGTATTGATACCGTAACAATAGCTACAACAGGTAATGCAACGGATTATGCAGATTTATTTCAAGCAGCAAATCAAGGATCAGGTTTTGGTAGCACTACATCAGGACTTTATGTTGGGGGTAAAAATCCTAGCGAGTCTTTAACAACTCAAATGCAAATAAATAATTTAGCTAATGGTGCAACAGGGACAGATTTTGGAGATCTAACAGTGGCTCGTCGTCAGGGTATAGGAGCTGATAATTCTATAAGAGGTGTAATGATGGGTGGAACAACTCCTTCTAAAGAAAACACTATTGATTTTGTCCAAATATCAACAACAGGTAATGCTACAGATTTTGGAGATCTAACAGTCGCTAGAAGTGATTTAGGATCAGCAGATGATTCTAATTCTGGATTAGATTTTAATCAAACCCAACGTCCATCAGTAAACTATATGCCTGGATCAGGGAGAATATTATTTGGTGGTGGACAAGCTCCAGGGTCTACTGAAATAAATACTATTCAAATGTTGAATATAAATACTTTAGGAAATACTTCGGATTTTGGAAATTTAACTAGATCCGATAGATTATTAGGCGCTTGTTCTAGTTTAACAAGAGCCGTATATTTAGGAGGTCTTGATCCTAAAACAAATGTAATTGATTATGTTGAGTTTGCTTCTCAAGGTAATGCTGCAGATTTTGGAGATTTAACAGCAAGTGTTGGATTTACAACTGGTACTTCTAGCACTACAAGAGGAATAAGGTTTGGAGGATTAACTCCTACATTAGTAAACAGTATTGATTATATAACAATAGCATCTGTTGGTAATGCAACAGATTTTGGAGACTTATTATCAGCTACAGCAGGTTCTGCATCTTGTGCTTCCCCAACAAGAGGAGTAACAAGTGGAGGAGATGCATCTGGTATCATAAATGTAATTCAATACATTACAATTGCATCAACAAGTAACTCTACAGATTTTGGAGACTTAACAACTGTTGCAAATACTCCCGCATCTGGATCAAGTTCTACCAGAGGAATTATCGCAGGAGGAGTTTCTCCAAGTGAATTAAATGTTATAGGTTATATAACTATAGCTTCAACTGGTAATGCTACAGATTTTGGAGATTTAACACAAGCTAGATCTAGATTAGCAGGAAATTCTAGTAATATAAGAGCATGTTTTGCAGGAGGAAATACACCATCTCAATCTAATATTATTGATTACATAACAATTGCAACTACAGGTAATGCTGCTGACTTTGGTGACATGCTTACTGTTAATGATGGTTCGGCAGGAGCTTCAGACTCACATGGTGGTTTACAAAGCTCCTAGAATATAGTATAAATTCTGTATGAAAGAAGAATTATTACAGTTGTTTCCAACACCTTTATTAATTGTACCTTACGAAGAATCTATTGATAAAGAACTAGCTTATTTAAAAACTATTAGTTATCGTGAGCAACAACAAAACGGTAATTATAGATCCGATGATTCGTATTTATTACGTAGTGAAGAATTTAAAAATATAAAAACTTTTTTATCTGAATCAGTTAATAAGTTTACTGAGAATGTAATGCAATCAAAACAAAGATTAGTTATTACTCAGTGTTGGGCCAATAGAAATCCTAAAGGGTCCAAGCACCATGAACATATGCATCCAAATAGTATAGTGTCTGGTGTAATGTACTTTCAAATAAATGAAAAGTTACCACCCATACAGTTTGCAAAAACAAATCAAGATGGCATGAAACTAGATCCTAAAAAATATAATCATGTTAACTCAGAATCTTTTATGTTGCCTTGTAAAACAGGTGAACTAATATTGTTTCCATCTTCACTAAAACATAGTGTACCTATTAATCAAGGTGATGAAGATAGAATAAGTGTATCTTTTAATACATTTTGTATTGATGTAATAGGATCAGAACAATCACTAACCCATTTAGATATAAGGAGACTAATGAATGAGCACAATTAAAAGTTACATATATGTAGGAAACCACATACCAAAAGAGTTATGTCAAGAATTAATAGATGAATGTAATAAAGGTATATGGAAAAAACACACTTGGAATAATTATGCATCTGGTGAAACATCTTCTGAACCTACAAAAGAATTAGATGTAATGAATTGTACTAAAGAACAACAAGCAAAGATAACACCGCATTTAATTAAAGCATTGAATGAGTATCAAGAAAAACATAGTGTGCCAGGAGAAAAGACTCAAGGACCATGGCTCACGAAATTTAGTCCGATAAGATTTAATCGATATAATGTTGGCACCATGATGAGAGAACACTATGATCATATACACAGTATATTTGATGGTGAAATGAAAGGTGTACCTATAGTTTCTATTGTAGCTAACCTAAACAGTGACTACGAAGGCTGTGAATTTTATTGCAGAGGAGAGAAAATTGAGTTAAAAACAGGGGATATACTATTGTTTCCTTCTAATTTCATGTATCCACATGAGGTGAAAGAAGCAACTAAAGGTACCCGTTACTCTTTTGTAAGTTGGGCCTTTTAATTATTATGGGGTTATATGTTACAAAAATTAGGATTTGCACCAGGTTTCAACAAACAAGTTACGGAAACCGGAGCCGAAGGTCAGTGGTTTGATGGTGATTTTGTACGTTTTAGATATGGCTCTCCTGAAAAAATAGGTGGCTGGGCTCAATTAGGAGAATCTAAATTAACCGGTGCAGCAAGAGCTCTTCATCATTGGGATGATAACGCTGGTGTTAAGTACGCAGCAATAGGAACTAATAGAATTTTATATG